TTGCTTGGTAATCATAATAGTTTGTAGATACACCGTCTGCTCCTGTGGCTCCTGTAGGTCCCGTCGCACCTGTGGCACCAGTGCTACCTGTTGCTCCAGTACTTCCACTTGGTCCTGTAACTCCTGTAGGACCTGTATCTCCAGTGACTCCTTGAGCACCTGTAGAGCCTGTGGCTCCAACTGGTCCTGTTACGCCAGTTGCTCCAGTGTCTCCAGTAACTCCTTGAGGACCAGTAACTCCAGTAGCACCAATAGGTCCTGTAACTCCAGTTGTTCCTTGAGGTCCAGTTGCTCCTGTATCGCCAGTAACACCCTGTGGACCAGTTGGTCCTGTATCTCCAGTGACTCCTTGTGGCCCTGTAGGGCCAGTATTACCAGTAACTCCTGTTGGTCCAACATCTCCTGTAACGCCTGTTACGCCTGTAGGACCAGTTTGCCCAATAGGACCTGTAACTCCTGTAGGCCCAACATCGCCTGTAACTCCTTGCGGACCAGTGCTTCCTGTTACTCCAACTGGGCCAGTAGAACCTGTAGGTCCAGTTTGTCCAGTTACTCCAACGGGTCCTGTTGCTCCTGTTGCTCCTGTAGGACCAGCAATACCAACTGCACCTGCTAAGTTTACTTCCCATGAAGCGTATGTTCCAGTACCTGTAAATGAGGTAACTGTAAAAGTTAAAATTCCTGTGATTTGTGAATATGAAGTTACATCACCAATCATTAAATTGCCTGCATCAAATGCAACTACAACTGTTTGACCAATTGAGTAATCTACATTTATATCAACAAGTGTAAATGTCTTTGAACCAGAACCAATTGCTACGCTACTTAGAGATGTTGTTGCATATGTATCTCCGTCTGCTCCTGAGATTCCAGTTGCTCCTGTTGGTCCCGTTTGACCAGTGGCTCCTATTGGGCCTGTGCTTCCTACAGGGCCTGTGGCTCCTGTTAATCCTTGTGGTCCAGTTGGACCTGTGCTTCCTACGGGTCCTGTAACACCTGTTGGTCCTACATCACCTGTAACTCCTTGAGGACCTGTCACACCAGTTGGTCCAGTTTGACCTACGGGTCCTGTGGATCCTGTGGCACCTGATGGTCCAGTGCTTCCTGTTGCTCCTGTTGAACCAGTAGCACCTGTACTTCCAGCAGGTCCTGTTGAGCCAGTGGCTCCTGTTGGACCAACTGCTCCCTGTGAACCAGGTGAAGTAACTGTGACAATATTGTTGACTTCATCAACGGTAACTACATTTGTAACTGCTGTAACATTAACATTAGACATTGAATGTCACCTGATCTCTTACTGTTACGCTACCCTGCATCAGTCTGGTGACAACACCACCACTATCTATTTCTAAATCATAAACATAAAAACCACCTGGAATAGCAGCAGTTTGTACTGTTGTTGCAGTAAGTTCAAGTGTGCCAGTCAAAGGTGTAATTACAATTCCTCCAGATACTGAAGAAAGAGTCAGCACAGCATTATCAGCACCAAACTTAGGACGAACCTGCATACGAGCAGTGTATCCAGTTAGGTTAAATGGAGTGCCGTTATTATTATCATAGACAACTTGTAGTGTCCATTGTGCACCCTGATCCATTGTGATATTGTATATGCCTGCTATAGCCATGTTATTCCTTCTCCGTTGCCCAAATTAAAAAACCACCTAGTGCTATGAAACTAATTGGTGGAAAGATTAAAAATAGTCCATATGAAGCAAGGGCTACGCCTACTACCTCAGTGGTCAATGACCAATCTACTTTTGGCTTCTTTAGTTTCATCATTCTCCTTATAGTGAAAAGAACCTGGCTACAGGCTTAGTTGGTACTGGCACAGTTGCTCTATCATAACTAAATATGGCAGCAACACATGCGTCAATCTTCTTCTTGCTATTTGCTTTTTGAATCATGAGGCCTCTTGATGATGTTTTAGTCATAGAGTTGGCTACATGTCTGTTTAGTGCTTCGTGTCCTGAATGAGTAAATGAGTTATTCATGACTGCCTCATAAAATTTAGCAGTTGCTGGTACCATGCGTTCTGCAGAGTTTGGGTAAGACACGACTGGCATTCCCTCTTCATCAAATAACATAAAAGTTCTAGAATATCTTGCAGGATCAAATACTACCTCACGAATGCTGTAGTCTGGATTTCTGTATGCATCTATTATACAGGATTCTACTTCAGCAACTGGAATAAACCAGTTCTGATCTGCATCATCTGGTCTTTCCCAAATTGCCAATATATCCAAGTGAGGTTTTTCTCCACCTAAATACCAAGCAACAATTGCTGTTGAGTCTCCATTAAAAGATCCATCAAAGCCAAGTATAACATCCTCGCCAGGTATCTGCTCTCTGTCTTTAACAATTAAGTTGTCCCAAGCATCAGTAGGAATCCAAGTTTGTGCAGAGTCAGTCCAGAGATTAAGTCTCTTGGTTTTAAATTCAGCCTCTGGTGTCAATAGGGACGCAGACTTCATATCTTCCGCAGATAAAATGTCGCCGTAAGAAGGATTGGCTAAACGCCAGTTGTCTTCATCCTTGTAATTAAGTTTTTCATCGCCTTGATACCACGCAAAAAAGAAGGAAGGATCATCAACCTCGCCTTTTGAGAGTTGAACTCCTCTTTGATACATCTGATAACACAGCGATTCTTTTCCAGAAGAGTCGTATTTCGTTCCAGCAGTGGTGATTGCCACAAGCATTGGCTCTAAACGAGCACCCATAGACAGAGACATTGTGTCGTAAAGTTCTCTATTTGGCTGTGAATGCAACTCGTCAAATGCCACAAATGTGGAGTTTAAACCTTCTTTTGTGAACGCTTCTGATGAAAGTGCTCTATAAACTGTTCCAGTACCTGGATTATAGATAACATCTCTATAAGTTTGTAGTACTGCTGCCAATTCTGGTTCAAGTTCAACCATTCTCTTTACCGTTTTAAAAATAATCTTAGCCTGCTCTTTATCTGCAGCACAAGAATAAATCTGTCCACCATTTACGCCAAGAAGTAACTGTTCTAGCACTAAAGTGGAAAGAAGTGCTGATTTACCTGCTTTACGAGGAATCCCAATCAAAGCACGACGATGTTTTAGTAAGCCATCTTCATTTTCTGCATATAAGTTGATGAGAAGTTCTTTCTGCCAGTCACGAAGGACTAGTTTCTCTCCAACATTACCTGCGATTGAGTCTTCAGTAATACGACAAAGCGTCTCAGCAAAGTCAATAACATCATATCCACGACTATTAGCCTTCTCAAGTTCTGATACTGGAGACAGAAACGATGGAGGCCAGTGTTGTATTTTGGTCTCCATGTCTATCCCTTGAATGCTAACGAGAGCCTGTCCTTATCAAAATCTATTTCTATGACTTCAACATCTATCTGATGGCCAACAGTAAATTGCTCAGGAGTCCATTTGCCCATCTTAGATTTGTGGACTAAGCCAGAAACTAGGCCAAGTGAGACAAAGACACCAAAGTTGTTAATGCCTGAAACTATTCCTGTATAAGATAGCCCCTGCTTTAATTTGCTAAAGTGAATCATCTTTTCTTCTTTGAGTTCATTTTCAATAAGAGCCTTGCGAGAAATAACGATATTGCCCTTTTCTTTCTCAAATTGAATTATCTTGGCTTCTACGATTTGACCAACATATGAATTAAAATCTTCTGTCTTGTTTATGTGAGATTGAGATGAAGGTAAGAATGCTCTTACTCCAATATCTACTATCATGCCACCTTTGACAATTTTAGTGATCTCGCCAGAGACAACCTTTTGGTCAGAATTCCAAATAGCCTCTACCTGATTCCATAGGGCCTCTACTTCTGCTTCCTTCATGGAAAGAACAAATTGGCCTTCTTCGTCCAGTCTGATTATAGTTGCTTCTACAGTCTGGCCAATTGATAGCAGATCATGAGTATCAAAAACTCTCTTGGCTGATATTTCCTTCTTTGGGACAAAGGCTTCAGTCTTATAGCCAATATCAACAAGTGCTCCTTCACGATCAATCTGGACCACCATGCCACTGACTTTATCGCCAATGGTATATGACCTCATAGATTCATCTATTGCTCTTAGGAAGTCTTCTGCTGTCCCTATGTCGTTAATTGCTATTTGATTCATTGTCTGCCCCTTGTGTTATGTCTTCTGCAAATACTATTCTAGCACGATTCTCACGCTTCTCCAGTAATTTATCAATTGAAGTTGCTGCTCGTACTTCTGCTACACCTAAACGAGATCTGGAAACTGGATCAAAGCCCAGTGAGGTCAGAGCATCTGTGTATGCCTTGTTAATAGCCACATAAGCCTTAGCATCTGCAGGCTCTGTAGAAATCATATATCGCTCTCTTGCTGCTTCATTAGCATCAGCCAAGTGTGCTGCATTCTTAACTGACTCAATATCACTAACAGGACTAAGCCAAGTTATAGCCACACCCCATGCACGATTCCATAAATCTAAACCAGATTCTTTGATATTTTCTGGAGGTGCTGGAATTTCCCTAGCCATAGGCAAATGCGTAATCACATTTAAATCAGGCAAAGGGTGATTTCCAGGATTTCCCAGTAATCGTTTTAGTTCATTTGGCTTTGGAGGTCGTCCTGCCGTTGGTTGAGCCATTTTTGGTTTTTTCCTTTTCTACTAATTCCTTTTTGCAACATCGTTGACACTTTTGGGCCAAATGTCCAAAACTGATAATATTGCTATATTATACAGAAAGG